ATACCGCTGGCCTCTTGCACAGTAAGTTGAAAAGGCTCCCAGGAAAGAAACTCCGTCATATCCTCAGAGTACTTCACACCATTTACATTTTTAAATCTATGGTTGTTGTTAAGATACCCTTGCGTTCCTTTTGCAAACGCTATACCTTGAATAATGTAGTTTGAGGTATCCAGCCTATTAGATAGGTCCCCTGCACTGCCTCGTACACCATCAGCGATAATGCCTGAGGGAGTTGTCATAATTGTAACGATAGATTCACCGAACCCATCCATTACAAGATTACTTTCTTTTAGGACAGTTTCTTCACGACCTTCTATGATCCTGACATTTTCAACTTCACCTTTCATTAGTTATAAAACTCCAATTCATTATATCTATTGTTGAAGTAGTAGTAGGTAGGATCATTAAGGTAAGACTCGGGGTGGATTCTATAATTCAATCTTCCCCCACCACTTAGTCCATATAGGCTTTCTGTTTCTTGATGATCCCTTGAGGATATTTGTTCTGATATATATCTGAAATATCTAAAAGCTCTCAAAAGGTTCTCAGGATCAATCATGTAATGAGCCGTAGCTTCTGTAGTCATGTGGCTTCCTAAATCCTTTCCAATCAACCCTAGTGATGAAGGAAGCAATCCATAATCAGATTCTTGAGAAAACTTACCAGTGTAGCCGACATTATCAATAAAGATGCTAGAGGTAGTCATGGAATCTACAAGAAGGTTTTCTGAGATCCATCTAGATTTAATGTAAGCGTTTACTGTTGAGTATAGCTTTGGTTTCTCTGGAGATTGTACTACGGGAGAGGTGTAGCCATAAGTTATCTTTTCACCTTCTAAAGTAATATTTCCACTTAAATCAATTTCCATTATTGTTCCTAAGGGAACTATATCACCATTAGTCTTGTAGAATATAGTCGATGAGACGGTTGCAGACTTAGAAGCCTCAAAGTCAGGAACATCAAAAGTCTCTACAGTGTTTAAACAAGCGTGGAAATAGTTATCAACAATATTAAAGCCTTGGAATATCCAATACCTTTTAGTGTCCCTTTCAGTAGCCCCTTCGTTTGAAGGTATTGCGAATATCTCTACAACATAGTTTTGATCTTTTCTATGTACTTGCTGATATTTTCTGTAGTATGATAATGGTGTTTTTATTAACCTGTTCTTCGTGTTGAAAGAAAGGTTGTCCACGCTAATATCTTCTTCGTTTAATGAAAGAAGAGCAAGTTTTGCCGACTCACTACCTGATTCATAACATGTAGTAGTTGGGTTTGATATAAGGCTTGCTCTGGAAAGAGATATGGTGTGGCAAAGCTCATTTTTAACCTTGGTTATACCTGTTCTATTTCCAGCTACATCAGAAGCCTTCTGCATTTGCCATGTCCCATTTGGCATGTAGTTCCAGAAAACATACTCTCCATTGGCGTCCTGCTCTGGTAGGGTGTGAATCCAGACGCCCACATTACCGCCGCCCTTCTTGTTAGTGTATTCCTCTAAGAACTGAGAACTTAGCTGTAAGCTGAACTCATGTTCAGGAACTAACTTATTACTTCTTGGACCGTAGGTTGGTCCAGAACCGTTATCTGGACCCACATGATATCTAAGCCTAGGAAGGTGCCTCAAAGACTTCATAGCCAAGGTATTCTTTCCAACTAAGAGTGTCGAACCTCCAAGAAGGCTTCTGTCTGAAGATAAGTTGAAGCAGGATATAACATTGGGAGATCCCGCAACATCTACAATCTCGACACCACTTAAATATCCGTAGCATCTTCTTTCTGTATTAGATCCTGTGTATAAATCCCTTGTAGTATTAGCTTCATAGTAATCTGTTACGCAAGCTGAGGTAGTTGGAAACACAAACTCGTCTGACACAGACCCGGACTTTTTGTTGTAGTTTTGGTTATATTCAGAACCCTCTATTGTAGATTTAGAGTTATAGACCAAGGGTCCGTAAGCGTGAGATATTACACTAAGACCGCCGTCTTCTAATGAGTTTAGTTCTGAGTCTGCTATACTATGGAATCCTAGATCTTTTATATAGGAATCGTAAAGCCTGTGAATTCCTATAAACAATTCTCTACACTTAGGCTTAATATTTCCAAACTCAAAATCATAGTAGTTATGAATTTGATAATCTTCTTCTTCAAGGATTATGTTGGTAAGACTTTCTATAGGATCCTGATAAGAGTCGGTCAGTAAGAATTTATTCTTTTCATACATAACCTTAGCCTTAGCTCTGGCTTTTTCTTCAATGAGTTTGTATATTAAGAATATAATCTCAGGAGTATTGCTCCTATCCACATAGAAATGCTCTTTGTCTTTTTCTATGCTAGAAGTTCCTGCATAGCCTATGGATCCTCTAATCTCATAACAGGCTGAGGTTTCTACTCCATTAAATAGTGACGAAGAATCTACCGTCTCACACGAATTCCAAACTCCGCTAAGTGGAAATGTTACTGGGGTATAGGTATAAGAGCTTGGTATCCACCCTAGAGGAAGATACTCGTAAAGAATATCATCAGAATTGTAAGGATCATAAGTTACGGAAGTCGTCGAAGACACTCCGTTATAGAATGATGGTTGGTTATACCCTGTTCTAGAATACCACTCACCTCTCGTTAATGATTTTGAATAGTCTCTTCTTCTTACAGCAGTTCTAGGGGCTTCTGCCGTATATGGACCTGAGGCTGTTAGAGGGTTTAATGATATCGGAGTCACTCCCCACTCTACCTGATCCCTTAAGAAACAAGCTAGACCTAAGTGGTTTATATGTGTCTTTGTAAGATCCTCTGTAAATGCAGGAGGTCTGTAAAGATCCGCTCCTCTTAATCCAAGAGCGGCACTTCTCATATCAAGACCTGAAGCCTGCCAAGATGCGGCGGCACCTGAAGGTGCTTGTAGATCTACAAAAGAATATTTAACCTTGGGGAACATGTAATCCCCAGAAGATACTTGCTCAACCCCACTAATATCAACATGAACTCTAGGTATCGCCTTTGCTGGTGAGAAGTCCGGTACGGCTAGAAGTGAGTTAGTGAAATCATATCTGTTGTAATTAGGGGAACTGAAGAATTCTAAATCAAATCCCGCTCCTGATACAGTAAAGTCGAAATGAGATGATTTAGAATTCCACAGAGGTAAGTATTTGATTCTTCTCTTATCAAACGAATTGATTATGTAATCATGGTTTGGAGGAAGTGTAAGATCCTTAGTAAAGAACAGGAAGGTATTATTGTACTTATAAAGAGGTTGATCACCAGAGACTGTATTGCTCAGTATGAAGTTCTTGAAGTTATCAACATACTGGCCGCTAACACCTAAACACTTTAGCTCTTGTGAGAAGAACTCTACTAAGTCTTCGTTTATATCACAATCAACATAGAACTTCTCCTCCTCCCATGGAGGTATGGAAAATTCCCTACCTCTATAGTTGAACTTGAAGCTACTAGAGGATATGTCGAATTTGTATCCCCTAACATTGAATAAATCAGGGAATTTTTGTACGGCTCTTAATAGAATATGATCTACCGTATACCTAATGTTCTGTTCTAAATTAGTTGAATCGTACTCTCCCCTATTAAACTCTAAGGATTTCTTATGAGTCCATGTTTGTAAATCATTAAACTGTGGAGACGCAGTTGCTAATAAATAGAACATTAGCTGGGGAATATACGACTCGTAAAACTCAGATATAGCTTGCTGTAGGTCAATCCCGTTTCCAGGTAATATGCTATTTATGAGCCCTATCAACCCTTCCTTGGTTCCCTTCTTTTTGTAAAGGTCAACCGCATTTCTTAGTTGGCGTCTCCAAGATTTAATATCATTGTTATAGAACTTCCATCCAATAAGGTCAGCTAAGTAAGGAAGAAGTTCCGCAGGGCAATCGTCTATAGACTTTACGGCCCTGAGCTTCTCGTTGAAATCATTTATATCAGCCATCATGAAGGACACTGCCCTCATGAGTTTTGAGAAGGGTGCGGCTCTTTCAGTTGAATCAGGTTTTGCTCCTGAATCAACATACTCTTGTAAGAGATCTCTTAAATAGGTATCATCTACAGAAGCGTACTTGTCCTCAAATATTACATCAAGTAAGGTGTAGTATTTTTCTATTTGTTGATTACCACTAACCCAGGTTCCAGTTCCTGATGCATAATCTTCATCAATGAACTTTCCAAATAACTCCTCACCGTATTCTCCTGCTACACCTGAAACACACCTACCTCTCTGGTTTAACCATAGATATTTCCAGATTGTTTTTATAGCATCGTTTAGTTTTAGAGTCTCTCCTTTAAATAACTTCTCTACATAAACATCTAAAAGTGCTGAAGATGGGTCGTAAAATTCAAAGCCTTCTCCTGCGTTGCCGTACCCAGCAGGTTGGTTAAGAAGATAGAACCAAGAAAGAGCATCTAATAAGTAATCGTGAGTTCTCTGTACAGATGTTGCAAATGCACTTGCAGTACTGTCTGCTAAGTTTATAACAGTGGGTAGGTAGGGAGGAGTTGTGCTCCTTCTATGGATTACACCGTATGCAGGTATAGCTGGTAGTAATGTGCCTGATAAATAATCAGAAAATTCTGATGAGGTTGTAAAGTCCGAGAACTGTTTTCCTAAAGGGTTAAGTATCTTAAGCTCGAAATCTCTTGGAGAGAGTTCAGTGAGGTTATTAGATTTTATAAATCTGGAGGCTAGTCCAGAGAAACTACTTAGCTGATCAACGATATTTGTACCAGAAAAGTTAAGAGGCGTTCTGGGTACAACCCCCACTTCAGTACACGCCCTTATAAGGTTTATGAGGCTGGAACTTACTCTATCTACAACATCGACTTGAACGCCACTTAATTCAATATCCTTCTCCTTGTAAATAGAAGGAGTTAGGATATCTACGATCTCATCGTAATTTCTTTTAAAATACCTGTTAGACATATTCTATATTTATTACGAGGTTATTCAATTGAATTATTTCGTTAAACTCAAGTCGTATATCGTTTGTTAAATTATCAACTCTAGAAACTCTAACTTCATCTACATTATCGAATATGGACCTATTGATATCAGCAAGAAGTAACCTCTCACCGAATTCCCTATTGTCAACATTAAAGAAGTTTTCAACTTGAGTTGCAGACTTTCTAAGAATCTCACCTTCTTTAGGTTTGAACTTATCAGAAACAGATACTGTCATTACAAGATCAACTGTTCTAATAAGACCGTCTACCAATACTATTTCATCGGTAAGCATCTTCTTGGAACCAATAGCTTCTAGCAATGCGTTCTTAAATGAGAGGGAAGCTTTTTGAAGCTGCCTATCTGAAGCCTTCTCTAATACGAACAGATCAACAATGTTGGCTGAAGAGTAGGACTTTCTTACGGAGGCTGTTGCCTTTGCTGAAGATCCTGCTGGTCCAACATACCTTGAAGCAAATGCCTTGTAGTCATCTAGAGATACGAGTCTGTCTTGAGTTCTGAATGTTAGAGGACCGTACTTCTTTGCCTTATCTACAGTCTCCGCTTCAGCACCTCCCGTTATAGCTTGTATATTTTCAACCTGTATCTCACCGTTGTCTCCTTCTATGGAAGTGTTGATATAGCTATTAGGAACATTACCTCTAACACCTCCCCCTACTCTGTAAGTAACAACATAATCAGAAGAGTTTGGTGGTATTACTCCGTTAGTTCCATCACCAAAAATAACTGTTGCTCTATACTCATCATCGTACTTTACAGAGAATATCTTTTGATCTACGGATGATGCAGCGAATAAACTCTCAACTTCCTGATATGCACCACTAGTAGTAGTTTCATTAGAGTTTATGAATACCTGAACACTACCCTCTATTACAGGACCCTCGGCAAGCTGAATCTCTTTTACA